CATTCTCATAACCCAGATGGGTTTCAAGGAGAGTACCTGCATAGTCTTCACCAGCCCATCCAGAGTTGGCTTCAACGTTAACATAGACACCAGCAACTGCGGGAGCAGCGAAGGCGAGAGTAGAGATAGCGATAAGGGCGTTTTTCATTTCTTTTTGTTGTTGTAATTTTGTTTCTTTTTTGCGTTAGCTGCAGCTTTCATCCCCGCTGCAGTGTAGGGATATTTTTTACCGTTGACTTTAGGCATTACCAGATACCTGGGATAAGTTGACCAGTCATAGCATAGGAGCCGATCGCAGCGATGACTCCCAGCATAGCCATGCGCCCGTTAAGGAGCTCAGCTTTTTCATTATGTGGGACAGAGTTTTCGTCGATATACATACGAGGTTCAGTTGGCCAGATTTGAGTGTCGTTCATTAAGCGATAGCGGGTGCAGTGAGAGCAATAGGAGTGGACTCAGCAGCTGCCAAGTCAAGAGGGAAATTGTGAGCATTACGCTCGTGCATTACTTCCATCCCGAGGTTTTGCCGATTGAGTATATCAGCCCAAGTAGGAATGACACGGTTAGAACTGTCGATGATAGACTGATTAAAGTTGAATCCATTCAGATTGAAGGCCATCGTAGAGACGCCCAGACTAGTAAACCAGATCCCAACAACAGGCCAGGCAGCCAAGAAGAAGTGAAGGGAACGAGAGTTATTAAAGCTAGCGTACTGGAAAATAAGGCGACCAAAATAGCCGTGCGCTGCAACGATGTTATAGGTCTCTTCTTCCTGGCCAAACTTATAGCCTTTGTTATGTGATTCATTTTCTGTGGTTTCACGAACGAGCGAACTAGTGACAAGAGATCCGTGCATAGCACTAAAGAGACTGCCACCAAATACACCAGCAACTCCCAACATATGGAAAGGATGCATGAGAATATTGTGTTCAGCTTGGAAAACCAACATGAAGTTGAACGTTCCAGATATACCGAGAGGCATACCATCAGAAAAACTACCTTGCCCAAAAGGATATACAAGGAAGACCGCAGAGGCGGCGGCGACTGGAGCGGAGTATGCAACACAAATCCAGGGCCTCATTCCGAGTCGATAACTAAGTTCCCATTCTCGTCCCAGGTAAGCGAACACACCGATGAGGAAGTGGAATACCACGAGCTGGTAGGGACCTCCATTATAGAGCCACTCACTAAGTGTAGCGGCTTCCCAGATTGGGTAAAAGTGTAACCCGATTGCGTTACTTGAGGGAACAACTGCTCCCGAGATGATGTTGTTTCCGAAGAGCAGGGATCCTGCAACTGGTTCTCTGATTCCATCAATGTCAACAGGTGGTGCGGCAATGAATGCCAGTATAAATGCAGTGGTAGCAGCCAGTAGACAAGGCACCATGAGGACACCGAAGTGTCCTACATAGAGCCGGTTCTCAGTGCTACTAACCCACTGGAGGTAGCGATCCCAAAGAGAGGATGGCTTCTGAAGTGCGATAGTAGCTGCCATTTAATTAAGTAATTTTGAGTCGATTTTTTGCAGTCTTAGCTGCACGTTTAAAGTTAGATGCCGTAGGAGCACCAGCGCTCCCAGGCTTCCTCATTTTTTCACCACTGCCAGCAGCAATACGCTTACGCTTGGCGTGGATGTTTGCATAAAGTCCAGGTTTAGCCATAGCTTTTCTTGGTTTTCTTTTTTGCAAGAGGAAGGCGAGGACCAGTACGCCTCATGAAAGTTTCTTTTTCATTAGGGTTGTCTGTACTCTTACCTTTGTTGTAAATCTTTGCACCTTTATTAACTTTTTTATGACCGGTAGGATCAATAGTATGATCAAACCCACCAGCAATCTTTAGGTCTTTCTTTTTATTGTAATGACCAGGCATTACCAAATACCAGGGATAAGTTGACCAGTTACTGCGTACGATCCGAGAGCAGCAACAACACCGAGCATGGCAAGCCTGCCATTAAGACGCTCGGCTTTCTCATTATGTGGGATGGAGTTTTCGTCGATGTACATACGAGGTTCGGTGGGCCAGATTTGGGTGTCGTTCATTTAGAATTCAATGTTAGATCGATCGAGTGCTTCAAACACATCATTTCGATATGCAGGATCGGTGTCATATCGAGGGTCATTCATAGCTGCCACGACCTCTGCCTGTGAACGGAACACAGGAGCGCCTTGATCAGCTGCACCCTTGCCGGTATACATCCGACCTTCATATCCATTTTGTTCGTAGTAAGTAGCCATAAGTCCAGCAAGTGCAAGTTGAATAGCAGCAGGGTCACCACTATCTACAACAGAATCAAAGGCATCAATGTATTGTTCTGCCATATTCTCTGATGCCCACTCAGTGATAGCACTATACTCTTCTTGACCACCAGCAAAATTAACAATTTGATTTACTTCCTGGTCATCAAGATCACGACCTTCGGAAGCAAAATCATTGTCATCCTGCATAGCCATGTACGCTTCAACCAACTCAGTTGAGCTCATGGAATTGAACTGTTCCATAGTTTCAGGATCCAGTTCACCAGTTTCTTCGTACTGAGCCCAAGCCTCTTGAATTACTTGTTGTTGTGGCGAGTACTCTTCTTCTTCCGTTTCTTCGGAGTAATCTTCAGCATCATCGACTTCGGCATCGCTGTCGGTTTCATTACTGCCGAGCTTTGTTTGTAGTTCAAGGTATGCTTTCTCTAGTTGTTGAGCGTTTTCATACTTACCAGCAAGCAACTGAGCTTCAGCTTCTTGCAGGTTCTCTCCTACTTGTAGTGAATCAAGTTCATCAGGTGTGAACTCGGGTTCACCAGGAACAGTAGGATCATAGGTCATGGTTGGCATTACTTCTGATCCTCCGTTCCATCAGCGGTGATAACACGCAAGGTACCGAGCCCAACACGATCAACGTAGTTAACACTACGACCAATCAATGGTGCACACTTCTCTTGCATCTTCATGTTACCAACTTTTTTGTCTTCAATTTTTTGTTCTTCAGTTTTAGGTTCAGCCTTCTTCGATACCGCCTTCCGCGGTGTCTTCGTCGGCTTCTGATAATTCATCTCCCGCATTAGTTAGATCCTCTAATCCTTCAGGGTTCTTTTCAGGATCCATCAACGGAGAGTTAGCAAACTGACCAGCTTGGCTGAGCAGTTCTTGTTGCTGTGCTTGTTCTGCTTGTTGCTGGGCTTCTTGCTCCAGCTCTTCCTTAGATTTAATAAGGTTAAGTACATCAATACCTTGAGCAGCTGCCAAGCGTTTGAGATACTCATCCGGGTTGATGAATCGCATAATCGTTTCAGGTCCCATAGTCTGAGCAATGGTAGTGATGAACTGAGTGAGCGATTGATTGTCTTGCCCACGTCCCAGTGCATTAACACCTGCAACGATCGTTGGTCGTACCAAATTTTTTGGTAGGGTGGGAACTTGTTTGCTACGTTGTAGCACCAACATGATCCTGTTGAGATAAGGAACCAAGAATTCAACGGTCAGCAGTGAGAACATCCCACCCAACCCTTGTTCAAGTTCAAGCTGTGTTAGGCGTACCTCCTCAGCGGTAGTCCTTTCACTTTGCCTAATCTGTAGGACCAAGAATCCATCATTGATTCTTTCGCCCAACTGGTTAGCCATCTCAGCTGCAGTTCTAAAGTCTGCAGTCTTACCAACTTGGATGACACCAATGTCATCAGGTCTACCCTGAACAATGGCACCATTACCAGCGTCGGCAATAGTTTTTGGTTTGGTTGTACTAGATGGAGACACAACAAACACTACCTTAGCGGCAGCTGCTGAGCCTTCAACGAGAGCTTGTGACAGAGCCTCAAGTGACTTCAGATCACCGAGAAACTCTTCGACTCTACCACGACCATAGTCCTCGCCATCAACGACATTGAAGCGGAGAGGAAACCATGGAGAAGCATTCTTGGGTGCGGTGCTACGGCTGTTAGGAATAATCATTCCGAATACTTCCTGATGCCAGGTCCACCGACCACTCTGCTCATCCAATTTGACGTAGGTGTATACCTCAACGTCATCATCCGGTGACCCTGCGTTAGGTCCTTCATCGCCAGGGCGATTGACCGCAGGCAAGGGCAGGTCACGACCCAATACCTTTCGACTAATAAGTTCCTTTGTAACAATCTCAAGTACATTACCATCACCGTCGCGGTTAACCACGTAGCGGCTGAGAGGATAATGTTTCAGACCAGTCTTCCCATAGAACAGTAGTGCATTACCAGCAACAATTAAGTTCTTGACTGCTTGGTGTACAACTACTCGATCAGAGGAAGCATTTACAAAGTCCATAATCATCCTCTCAATTTTAGAGAATGATAATTCCAATTCCGATTTAACCTGTGGATCAAACATCTCTCCAAGCTTTTCGTCTCTGACTTGAAGCTTGAAGAAAGCAGTTTGAGGAGGCAGCAACGCCAGCATCAGTTTCGATGCAAGGTTAGTCACTGCCTTTGCTCCAACGGATTGCCAAGGAGTCTTCAGAACACGGTGTGTCTGTCGAGCATCCTCGTCTTCATGGATTAAATACGGAAGGGTGAGACGGCTACATTCCTTAGCAACATCCAGGAACTGAGATCTGTTGCCACGTAATTGTTGGTACCGTTCTCTTGCCTTCATTACA